CTAACTCACATACAGGCAATACAGCTATCGGGTATCGTGCAATGTTTGCTGTAACTACTGGCAGTTACAATGTTGCAATGGGTCATCAAAGTCTCGCTAGTTTTACTACTGGCAGTAGTAATGCGGGTATTGGTGTAAGTGCATTATACTCGTTAACCTCTGGAATTGCAAATGTAGCAATGGGTGAATCTGCTGGAGCTAGTATAGGAAGTGAACAACACAATACTTATGTAGGTCATAATTCGGGTAGATTTGTAGATGATGGTAATCATAATACGGCTATCGGTTCAGAAGCTATGATGAGTGCATTAACTGGAAATGATGCTACTTATAATGTAGCCATTGGGAGACGGTCTTTAAAAAACATTACAGATGGAGATAGTAATGTTGCTGTTGGATACCAAGCTGGAGATGTTTTAACTACTGGTGGGGAAAATACTATTATTGGATATGCTTGTGATGTAGCAAGTAATGATAATACTAATAATGTTATAATTGGAAATAATCTTACTGCAACAGATAAAGATAATGCTGTATTTATTGGCAACGATACAAATCATATTGAAAACGATTTTAATGCAGATGCTACTTGGAATTACTCATCAGACAAAAGACAGAAAAAAGATATTAAAGATGATACATTAGGTCTTGATTTTATAAACGATTTAAGACCAGTAACATACAAGCACAAGTCTCCAAGTGAATTTCCAAAGGAATGGAATGCTTATGATAAGGATGATAAAGAACCAATGGGTGGAGATAAAACCATTCATGGATTAATTGCTCAAGAAGTAAAACAAGCATTAGACAATCAAGGTATAGACACATTTGGTGGATGGTCTGTGGGTGATGATGGTAGGCAAAGAATATCCGCAGAAAAAATGGTAATGCCATTAATTAAAGCAGTTCAAGAGTTATCTGCTGAAGTAAAACAACTCAAGAAACAATTAGAGGACAAGTAAATGAAAAACTATAAGGCAATGAAAGATGCTAAAAGCTGGTCTGTAAAGAAAGCTAAAGTTGTTACTAGAGAAGCTGTGTCTGAAGTCAAAGATGATGATGGCAAAGTAGTAAGAGAAGCAGTAGCTGAAGAAACACAAGATGAATTACAGTTAGTTAAAAAACAATTTGACGCATCTACTGGTAAAGCAATGGATGATTCAGTAATGACTTGCGAATTAGGTATGGTAGCTAGTGATATTGCTAGTATGAAAGCTAGAATTGCAGATATGCAAAGCGAATTAGCTGATTTAGAATTACTAGAAAAAGACTTAAAAGCACTTTAAACAATAAACCATAGGAGAAACTAATGGCTAAAGAACAAAAAAAAGAGCCTCAAAAGTTAACTCTATTTGATAAAGAATATCTGATGGATGACCTAACGGATGAGCAGAAAGTTATGTTAAATCATATCTCTGACTTAGAGAATAAAATGAATAGCATGGCATTTAACCTTGACCAACTTTCAGTTGGGAAAGAGTCTTTTATTAATAAGTTGAAAGATTCATTAGAATCTAAAAATGAGATAGAAGAAGAATAATAATGCTTGTTCGTAAATGTGCAAAGGGTAAAAAGGTTTATATTTTTAAACCTAGAACTAAAGAAAATGTTTCATATACATTTGATGGTGAAACTATTTCTTTTGATGCACAGAACAAGTCATATATTGTTGTAAGTGATGGGGCAGTAATTAAGAGAACTAATTCTTTTGTTACTGCTCAATCCTCATTTCTTGAAAAAGCTGGGGATAAAATAAAGAAAATTGAAATTGGAAAACACATTTTGAAAGATGGGATAGCAATAGAGGTTTAATGAGTGAGAAGCCTAAAACAGCAAGGAGTTATAGAGCAACTGTCGTGGGAGACAATACTGTCGTTAGTATTAATTTGCGCTGGTTGTTTCAGGTGCTTGTTCTTGTCGCTGGATTTGTTTATTCGTACTATCAAGTTATCAGTAGAATTGACAATCTTGAGCGAAGAGTTGACGAAGCTGACACCAACATTGAAGAACTTATCAGTAAGCACATAATTGAAGAAGATAAAAAAATAACAAAAATGCAAGAACAGTTGGAATGGTATCAAACAGAATTAAATTTAAACCCTCTAAGTTGGGGAAAGAAAAAAAGGAAAAAATAAAACTATTTAAATGGTGGCAAGAAGATATGAAAATAGAATTAGACCATATTGAACATAATTACTTTATTAACAAAGAGTTGCGAAGAGTTAAGTAATGCCAGTTTTTCCATTTAGATGTATAAGTTGTAGCAAACCCATTAAAACATTTAGTGGTTATTGCGAAAAATGTAAAAAGGAAAACGAGGAAGAAGAATGACTGAATTAGCAGATTTATATTTGCAGTTAGGGAGCGCAGGTTTTATTGCTCTGTTATTCGGGTTTATGATTTATAACCTTATACAAAGTCAAAAGGAACAATCAAACGACTTAGAGGAAATAAAACAAAGTATTAGAAAAATGGAATCAGTTTTAGATAACAATCAGAATATATCAGTTAAGTTAATTGATAGAATTAATTCTAGCGATAAAGATAGAGAAATTTTTTGGCGTGAGTTATCTGATGATTTAGCATTTATTAAAGGAAGAATTAATGGAGGTTCTAAATGAACCCTGATAAACCAATATCAGATAATAGTTCAATGACTATTAGCTTACCTATGATTATCCAAGCAGTAACATTTGTTGTTATGCTAGTTTGGGGTTATAGTCAATTAAATGCTCGTATATCATTTTTAGAATATCAAGTTGCTATGAACGAAGAACATATTGCAAATATAGAAGAAGATGCAGAAGCAAATCAAGATGCTGAAATACCAGCAGACATTAAACAAAATGAAAGAATTAAAGTATTAGAGCAAGAAGTAGAAAGATTGCGAAACAAATGAAATTAAACACTAACATATCGATTGAAAACATAATAACAATAATAACTCTTATTTGCTCCGTAGTCTTAGCTTTTGGCTTTATGCAATACGATGTTAAGGCTATTCAAAAAGAACTCGATTTAAAGGCAAATAAGCGTGATTTAATAGCAGATAGGCAACTAATCACATACAAGTTAGATGTAATTATGAAAGATATTGAAGAAATTAAACAAACCTTAAAGGAGAAATAAAAATGGAGTGGATGAATTGGTCTAATTTTGCTTACCTAATGATTATAATATTAGGAGCAGCGGGAACTATGGTTGCTACAAAGTATAGAATAGTTATAAAAGAATTAAAAGAGGTTGCTCAAGAATACCACAAAGCAATGGCTGATGGCAAATTGACAAAAGAAGAACAGCAAAAGATAGCAAAACAGTCAATGGATGTATTAATGGCAATCGTTAAAATGGTTTGGAAGTTCTAAATGCCTAAACTTGGTAAAAGAAGTATGAAAAGACTAGAGGGTGTAGACCCTAGACTTGTGTCTGTATTGCAAAAAGTGGTTAAGTACTACGATATTACAGTCATAGAGGGTTTGCGCACACAAGAAAGACAAAATGAATTACTTAAGATTGGCAAATCTAAAACTAAGTTTGGGAAGCACGTTCTCGGTTTAGCCGCTGACATTGCACCATATAACTTTCAAACCAAAAAAATAGACTGGGAGAATAGAGATGACTGGCACTATCTAGGAGGGTTTGTTTTAGGCGTATCTGCTATGATGGGCGTAAACCTTAGATGGGGAGGTGACTGGTCATCGCCTAGTCTTGATAAAAAAGTTATGATGGGTAAAGAAGTTAGAACCACATCTGATAATTCTTTTGATGATTTATTACATTTTGAGCTGGTAGATGATTAAAAATGAGGAGTCATAAATGCCAAAACAACCTAATGGAGTTACAAAAAAACCCTCTAGGGATATTGAAGGGAACTTGGTTGCCTGTCCTAAATGCCATTCTCCTATTCGTAAAGATGGTTTTCAATATTGGGCAAACAATAAAAAAAGACAACGCTGGAAGTGTAGCGATAATTCTTGTAAGGCATCAACCTTGAATCCTTTAATTGTAGAAAAAAATGAGTTTGCAGTTCAAGATTTACCGATTGAGGAAATGAACATTGAAGATATTATTAAATATCGCAAAAAAAGATATATCCAAAAATATGACGCATATAAACAAAGACAATTAATTGATATTAAAATACACGTTGAAGGGGTTATTGGAATATGTCATTTTGGAGACCCTCATGTTGATGATGATGGAACAGATTTAGCAGAAATATATTCATTGTGTGATTTAGTAAGTGATACAGAAGGAATGTTTGCTGGTAATTTAGGCGATGTGCAAAATAATTGGGTTGGAAGATTAAAAGCATTGCATGGGCAACAATCTACAACTGCAAAAGAGTCATGGATGATTTCAGAACATTTTTTAAATAGTGTGGATTGGCTATATTTAATAGCAGGAAACCATGATGTTTGGAGTGGCGATGGAGACCCTTTAGAATTTATTATGAGGGGCAAAAAAGCACTATATAAACAACATGGAGCAAGAATGAATCTTAGATTCCCTAATGGGAAGTGCATTAGAGTAAATGCTAGGCATCAATTCAAGGGCAATTCGATGTGGAATACTGCTCACGCAATTAGTAGAGCAGTACAAACTGGGTGGAGAGACCATATATTAACTGCTGGGCATACTCACGTTAGTGGTTATCAAGTATTAAAAGACCCTGCAAGTGGATTAATAAGTCACGCAATACAAGTTGCATCATTTAAAAATATGGATGAATATGCTAATAAACTGGGATTAGATGATAAAAACATATTTAATGCTCCAGTTACTATTATTGACCCAAAATATGATGATAATGACAATAGATTAATCACAATGTTTTTTAATCCTTATGAGGCTGCAGATTATTTAAAATTTAAAAGGAAAAGAAAATCATGAGTACATACGAAACAACTTATTGCAACACTACTACTGACTTACTATTTATAGAGCCATATATATCAAGATATGACGGGAAAAGAGTTTTAACGAGTAACTGGGTGGCTAGTGGAACAACTCACTTATTTTACTTATATAATAGTGGGGATGTGAGTGGGCAATTATATTTAGATGGGCAAGAAATGACATCTACGACTAACCAACCTAGTTCAAATAATGAATATCGCTATACTGCATCAACAGATTTATTAGAACTCTATCAAAGTGGTGGAAGTGCTAACACTTTAAATTCAAGTATGGTTGAAAGTTCAAGTGATTGGGCAACATTAAAAAGTGATGCAGTTAAGAGAGCTAGTGATTTTATTCGAGGATATTTGCCTTTTCCAGTCTACCCAAATAAAGGAGTGGGAACACAAGACGCATCTGCCTCCGATTTTCCTGAAATTATTGTAAGAAGTTGTGCGATTTTAACTTGTGAATCGTTAATAAGACCTTATGATGTAGAAAAAGCAGACCAAATATTAAGTCAAGCAATAAACGAACAAGGCACTGGCTATTTAGATATGTTAAGAACTGGGCAAGTTCATATCTATTCTAGTGAAAGTGAATATAAAAAGCGTGGCATATTAAGAACAATTACCCAACACACTAATTCAACTGGTGGTATTGTAGATATAAAAGGTACTCCATCTTATTCTTGGGATAAAATAAAAATTATAATTAGTAATGGCGGTACAATAAGTGAGGGTGTTGCTAATAGTAGTGTAAAGTTTAATTCTTTTATAGGGAACGAAAATGGATTAAAATTAGAACAAATGGCAAGTGATGAGGTTATAGATTGTTACTGGCAATTAGTCGGTCATAATATGTACTGTCGTTTTAGTGCAGGATTATATACAACCGATGATGAATTTGAATTAGAGATTAGTGGTACAACAGACCAAATGCTTACACCAATTAAACGAGTACAAATGACGAGAAGATAATGCCAACAGATTTTAATAATATATTTTTTGATAAAATACTACAATCACTAGAGACGTTAATTAATTCTGAATTTAAATCTATTGATGTTTATTATGACGAACACAGAGGGAATAATTCTTTTTTAATAACTCCTACTTCTGATGAATTAATAAGCCACTTGAACAGTGGAATTGAAAGACAATACACGATTGAAATAGAATATCAAATAAAAACAGCAGGAAAGTATAATAAGAACGATATAAAACAAGTTTCTAACACTATGGAAAGATTAAAAAGAATAATATTCAACAATATGAGTCATTCCAATGGAGATAATTGGTTTGATGCTAGTATTGAAAGTATTTCATATGAAAGAGACTTAGAAAATATTGGAGTTTTAAAATCAACTGCTATATTTAACTGTAATAACATTGAGATAATATAAGGAGAAACATCAATGGCTAATAAAAAAGGAAAATACAAGGCAACTTCAGCTTTTGATGTAGATGCCTTCGATAACTACAAAGGGTTGGGGCAAGATAACCATGCTAAATTGTCAAAAGGTAAGGCAGTGGAGTTAGATTTTGTTCCAACAGAATTGATTGAACTTAAAATGATAGCAAAAATTAAAGGAGATAAATAATCATGGCTACATATTCAAATAATCAGTTTCTATGTTATATAGGGCAACACGCTGCAGCTCAAGGCACAGCAACTCAAAATGCAGACAACGCTCTATTTAGAATGAATTTAGAAACTATAAACGATATTGACTTTTCATCAGGGGTTACTCAAGAATTTTTAACTAGGACTGGACAAAAAGTCTTTAGAGAAACAGACGTGTTTACAACTCAAAATGGTGGTTTTTACACTTGGAGTTTTGACTACTTAGTTGATTCTGAAGAAATATTGCAATTATTACTTAGGTCAGCAATGGAAGTTGATGGAACAACGGGGCTTATAAGTGTAGCTGGAGACCACGGGCATTCAGCTCAATACGTCAATGGAACTTCTGCGCCCGATTTTTCTTTGCAAGTTACTTTGTTAAGCCCTGACGCAAGTGAAACAAGATTGTTACATTCAGCAGTCGTAAGTGAATTAACACTATCTATGGATATGGGAACTAATGGAGGCAGGTTAAGAGCAAGTGGAACAATGTATTCAGGTTTTAGACCAGTAATTGGAACTAATGCAGTAGCAGATGGCTCAACAGCAACTAACACTAGTTTTGCTTTAGGGTTACACGATTGTCACGCAGTAGAAGTGGCTACAACTCAAATAACTTCTAATTCTTTTTCTGTCACTATTTCAAACCCTGCTTTAAGAGTTGGTTTTGTAAACATAAATAGTAACGATGGAGAACCTGAAGATTATGTAAGAGACAGAGTTGATGTTACTGGTTCTATAAATGTTAAAATGGATGACACTAGCGTAGCTCAATTACCATTTTTTCTAGCTGGAACATCAAAATCTATATTAGTTGGAGACGAAGGAACTGCTGGAGGGGGAAGTGCAAGTAACATATTCTTTGAGATTCCTCAAGCTAAGTACACTGGCCATAATGTAGACTTGGGAAGCGAAGGTGGTGTTTTTATAGAGCTACCATTTCAAGGAACAGCAACAGGAACACAAAAACTAATTAATGTTAAACTAACTTAATAGTAAAGGGAGGAAAATAATGATAGTTGATACAAAATTCGGTCAGTTTGAATGCAAAGACATAACTAGAACGCAAAGAAGAAAACTTTATAAAAAAGTTAAATCTGTTTTTGCTAGTGAAGATATGGAGAAAATGCACGATTTAGCAGATGAATTTGCTTTAATGGCTTTTGGAAATGAAAAAAACGCAGATAAAGTTTTAAGCAAGTTAACTGCTTTGGAAGAGGATGAAGTTTTGATGACTATTATAAATAAATACATGGGTTTTGAAACCCCTTTAAAGACTGGCGGTTGAGGACTGCAATTTGGTTTTCTGTTTTAGGATTACCGAATACTGGTTTACTCCTCCCATATACCACTCAATCGCCAACTTTAAAAAAAGTAACAGAGTATAAAACAGTTGAAGATATATATGAAGAAATTGACAGAATACTTAACGAAGAGCCAACAAAAAAATTTGGGGTGGGGCAATCTTTGTTTTACCAAATGCCATTTTTTGCAGAACCTTCAGACATTATTCCTGATTGGTGTTGGCATATGATTGAAGATTATTTTATAATAAAAAAATACAATGTGCCTATGGCGAAAGACTTGAAAAGCGTGGATGCTTGGACTTCTGATTGTTTTATATTGATTGATGAAGAATTAGAAAATATAAAAAAACACAAGGCTAAATTAAATGGCTAAAAATATAAGAATAAAAGTAGCTTTAAAAGGGGCTAAAACAGCATTAGGAGCATTAAAAAATGTAACTGGTGCTGTTAAAAACTTAGGAAAAGCTGCAACTGTTATTGGTGCTGGGTTTGCTGGTTTATCAACTAAACTTGCTGGGGATTTTCAAAAAAATCTTTTAGAAATATCTACGCTAATGGACATCGATTCTGTTAGCATGGGAAAAATGGGCGACCAACTAAAAAACGTAGCAGGAGCGTCAGGGTTAGCATTAGACAGTTTAAGTAAGGCTAGGTATGATATTGTTTCTGCTGGTTTTAGTGGGGTTAGTGATTCGGCTCAAGTTTTAAATTCATCTATGCAACTAGCAGTTGGGGGTGTTACTTCTGCTGCGGAGGCTGCAGATTTATTAACAACAACAATAAACGCTTATGGATTAGAAGCAAAAGACTCTCAAAAACTTAGCGATTCATTATTTACAACAGTAAAATTTGGTAAAACAACGATTTCAGAATTAGCACAAAGTTTAGGGCAAGTTTTACCATTTGCTAATTCTATGAATTTAAGTATAGATGGCGTTGGTGCTGCTATGGCTACATTAACCGCAGCTGGAATTAATACCGCTGAAGCAACTACTGCTTTAAAAGGAACAATAAGTGCTTTGGAATCTCCTGGAAAATCTGCGAAGAAAGCTATGGAAGAAGCTGGTATAGAAGTAAAAAGATTCGGAAATGGTTCTGTTGACTTGTTTGAGACTATGAAACAATTTGAAGGCGTAGACCCTGAAACTCTTTCAAAATTTGTTCCTAACATTAGGGCGCAATTAGGTATAAAAGCAATGTCGGGAAACCTAGAAAGGTTAAAATTTAATATAGATGGATTTGCAGAAGCAGCTGAAACTACAGAAAGCGAGACAACAACTGCTTTTGAAAAAATGCAAACTGGTTTTAATAATCAAATGTCTAAACTAAAAAATAATGCTCAAAATGGAATGATAGCGGTGGGGAATCTTTTAATTAAGTTTATACAACCTAAAATTGAAGCTGTTAATGCTCTTTTTCAAAAAATTGGAGACATTGGTTGGGGTACTGTTGGTAAGAGAATACAGGAAGATAGTGACACAGTAATGAAAATTATGCGACTTACTTTTGAGCATGGAATGAATATGATTAAGGCAAATGTAAAGTCGGTAGCATTGGAGATAGGTCAAGAAATTCAAATTGCAGTACTGGGTAGATTTGCTACGGATATGTCTGAACAAATAACTGAAGCCAATGAAGAAGCAAAGATAATTACAGAGTCTAGTTTAAACAGTATAAAGGGAATGTATAAAGGTTTATTTGCTTTATTAACTAGAGAAAAAGAAGAAGAGGCTGAAAGTTTTGTAGAAAACGAATCAAGCAAAATACCACCTATAAAAAAAGTAAATCAATCTTTAATAGCAGTAAATGAAGCCACTTCTAGCAGTTTGGAACTATCAGGACTAGCAAAAATGGCAGACGAAGAACGATTTGCCACAAGTATATCAGGAGCAAGGGGCTTAATTAAGTCATTATTAGCAGAAACTGTAGCTAGGTTTATAGCTAAAGAAGTTGGGGAAAAAAGTTTTGTAGGGTTAGTTACAGGTTCATTAGGAGCTATCGCAGTAACAAGTTTATTTGATTCTGTTGTGCCTAAGTTTGCAGGGGGTGGTATTGTTCAAGGAAACCCAAACAAAGGGGATGTAGTTCCAATAATGGCAACTGCTGGTGAATTAATATTAAACCAAGCTCAACAAGAAAATTTAGCATCTAATAATGGCATTACTATCAATATATCAGCCCCTCTAGTAGATGAAACAGTGGTTGATTCTATTATACCAGCAATAGAAAAAGCAAAGAGAATGAATTTGGCATGAGTTTAACACTTTCAGAAGCATTTACTACTAAAACAATTATAAAAGAAAACTGGTTAGTAAAATTAGGATACAACAATGAACAGCAAGGCGATTATTATGGCATATCGTTTCACGATACTACTGTAATAGATGAGGATGATGTTATAAAAGATTATGTAGGGTGTATTTTAAACAAACCTACATTAAGAGAGTCCATTAACTTAGAAGATTCTACAGCAAAAACATCTAATGTAAGTTTAACCATTGCAAATTTTATGGACGAAACTGGTAATCACTTTTCTAAACAATTGCTTGGGGGTTCAACTAATTATATTAATAGAAGTGTTAAAATATACATTCAACCCAATGATGAATATAATATAAACCAATCTGTTTTAATATACACAGGTAGATTATCAAGTGTATCGCATGATGAAAAAAAAATCAATTTAAGTGTAGTTACTAGAAGAGTATGGGATAACATAATGATTCCAAACCAAGACGATAGAACTACTAATAATATCTATAAACCTGTTACTTATGGTAACTATGTAGATGTTGGAACAAATATAGGGAATTATCAGAATTTTAAAGCACACCCCATTAAATACTGCACAGAAATAGATAGAGAACAGTTTTATCTAACAGGGCAAGGCTCTAATGGGAATAAAGGTGCTTTGTTTTGGGATAAATACTTACAGTTATTTTCAGAAATAGATAGTTCTTCAGCAACGACAGGAACCACTTTAGGAGAAAAATCATTAAGTTTTCCAATTAATTCTACTAAAAGCACAAAATTTTATTTTTCTTCTGTAAGTACATCAAATCCTGCATCTAGTTCTGAATGGCAAGATACAGATGAATTGTTTGGTGGTACTAGTTATGCTCATGTACCTGCTCCTACTTCTTTTGTGTCAGACAATCCAAGAAAATTATATTTAAATTGCCCTAATATTGATGGTGAGGCTACATCATTACAATTAAAATTTCAAACACATTACGATGGTGTGCTAGGAAATTCATCGGGTGCTAATCTTCATCTTTTTTGGGAAGATGAAACGGGGAATAATCTTGATGCTCTACATTTTGAGTCTTTTCACTCATACGAAACGCAGGTATATAATCTTGATTTAATGCCAAAATACAATGCAAAAAATAAAACAATGCCTGAATATTTAAATTTTGAATTTAGGTTTTCAGGTGTAGGTTCATTTGTAAATGAAAATGTTAGGCTTTTTAATCCAAGAATAGAGGTTACTTATGCCTACCCAAATGATGCTACTAGAAAGCTAGATAATAAAGCACAAGATTTTTTATACTCAGGTGGAGATGGGCAAGTATCAACAACAGACTCATCTGCGATTACAGAAATACATGAGGCATATTTAGACATATTAAGAAGATATACATCTTACTCTGGAACACCTACTAATTACTCAAGTGGTACTAATTTAAATGGTTCAAGAGATTGGAAGATTAGATATTGGATTTTAGAACCAACCCCGCTAATTGATGTTTTAGAAAAGTTGCAATATGAAGGTGGTTTTATCGGCAGATTTGATGGTCAAAATACTTTTAAAATGATATATATACCCGATTCTCCTTCCCCAAGCACAACGCTTTACAGTACTGATATATCTGATATTAATATATCTCTTACTGATTTGTCCTCATTAACCACTAAAATGGATATTGAATATCAAAAACACCCTGCTGAAAATAGATATGATGTTGCTGTAACATCAACAAATTCGACAAGTCGGACGAATTACAAAATTGAAACTGCAGAGAATATTAAAAGTATAAAATTAGATGCGTATATAAGCCCTACTATAAATACAGCACCTAGCAATACAAGCACCAAAAACGATTGTTTTTATAGGTATTATGACCATATTCTAGGAAGCCCAAAGTTAATAATTGATTTTACAGTAGTTAATCATTCTTATTATGGTTTAGATGTGGGTGATATTATAGAGATTGATTTAAATGTAGTAGTTAGACCCTTTGGTGGAAGTGATTGGGTTGGTGAAGAAGGCGATGGCTATGTATTTATGATTACAGATATAAGTAGAACAATCGGAAAACTAAAAATAAAAGCAAGGGAAGTTTAACATGGCAAAGAAATTTTATTATGATTCAGTTAATTTGTTTGACGCTACAATTAAAGCAGGTACATTATCAGGCACGACTTTTTCAGCTAATCCAAGTGCTATAACAAATGAACATTATATTAATGACCAATCTATAAGAAGTGCAGTCACTTTAATGGGCGATGAAGATTCTATAAGGATTGATTTTGGCAGCTCAAAAGCAATTACTCACATCTTAACACATAGTAATGCAACAACAGATGAAACAGATAATATGTTTGTTTATTATAGTTCGTCTTCAACTGATTTAGGTAGCGCTTTTTCTTTAAACGAAACACAGCCACCTGGATGGGATTTTGTTCAAGCATCTTCTCAATCTGCACGTTATTGGTATTTAAGAAGTTCTACAGGCGACTATGGTGGGTTAACTGAAGTAATAATGGGTGTTCCTTTAGAATTTGAAAATGAACCCGATATTGGCACGACAGAAACTGAAATATTCGGAACAACTATAAACACTTCTATTGGAGGTGTAGAATATGCAAACAAAAAACACGAACCAAAATCAACATGGCAATTAAAGTTTGCCAACATATCACAAACATTTAAAAATAATTTAGTTAGTTTTGAGCAGTCTGTAACCAATTTTAAAAAATTTGTTTATTACGATGATACTAATTATCATTATGTAAGGTTAGACTCACCAATTAGGTTTTCAGAGATTGCTCACCAAAGGTTTTCTGCATCTTTTAAACTAAGAGAACAATTAAGTTAATATTTTAGTTTTTATAATAAAAAATTATATTTATATTTAATATTCTCAAAAACAGAGATTCCTTAGTTTGAGGGGTGGTTTTATCTACACTCGCTATGTTCCCATAGCACCTTCTTGTTTAGTATAATCACACTTCCACCCCTCTATTATTTAACCCTTACTAAACTCTTTAAAAAAAATACTTGCACCCTATTGCTAGGGGTTATAGATTACATCGTGATTATAAATAAAAATAACAAGGAGTTACAAATGAAAAACACATTCAAACAATCACATGGTGGTAGAGAAAAATATATCACTATTAAATATAAAAAAGATAGGACTATTGATTGTGCTATAAGAGCCATAGCACATTTTTT